CGTGCTTCTAGAATTAGTTTCCTATGATCTTCACTTAATGATTTAAATAAAGCACTCTCTGCAGTAACCTGTCCATCTATCTGCCAATCTAATATACCACTCCCATCTCTAGCATTCCATTCCCCGATACCTCTTACCTTATCTTGGAATTTATACAGTCCTCCTGCTAAGTCTCCTAACATCTTAGCTCTCTTAGGAGCAAGATCTCTTAGATGGTCTGCTACTTTCTTCTTCTCATCAGCTATACCTTGTAGCCTTTTTACATCAGTTTCGGCTAACTTACTTAATGCTTCATACTGATGTACTCTTACCTTGTCTTCTAATTCAGCTTTTTTTTGCTGAACTTTTTCAGTAAATTTTAATGCATCTGATGCACCTGCAATCCAATTAGAACTAGCTTCTTTATGTTGGATTTTAGCTAGTTCAATTGCATCTGTTTCTCTACGTGTTCTTTCTTGGATAGCACTGACTTCGGCCCGTAGACCTGTCCCACGCTGGTTGAATCTTTTTCCTTCAACAAATCCTTTAAATTTTCCCATAGTTTGTTAGTGTTATTTACCCCACTTAGCACCTGCGTATGTATTAACACCACCAGCTATAGCAGAACCTATATTTGTTATAGTTTGTCCCCATACCATATTAGCTGCAGCGTTTGGCGATGCAAATGCTCCCTTAACAGGTTCTGGTCCAAAGTCATAGTTTCGTAGTGCTCTTGGTAGTGTGAAGTCAGGTTCTGGAATTGGTTGTTGTTTAATTGGCATTGGTAATACACCTGGTTCTAACATCCTCTGGGCGTAAGCTGTTAGATCAGCTGATGATTTATCTCTTATTATCTCTTCTAATGCTCCTCTAGTATTTCTATTAGCACTATCAAATGAAGCTTCAAGCATTTCTATTTGCTTACCGTAGTCAGCCATAGTAGCTTGAACTGCTTTATCTGCACTTCTACCAGAAGCTCCTTGTGCTCTCAATTTACCTTCAGCTTGGAGCATTTCAATATATGAAGCGTTTGCATCATATGATTGCTCATGCCTAGTCTCTTCTAATGCAACAATATTACTATCCATAGCTGCTTTAGCAGACATGAAGTTTAAGTCAGATTGTTGGTTATAGATATTCTCTGAACGTTCAAATGCTGCTTCTGCACCTGCCTGTTCGTTATTTCTTATCTGTAAAGCGTATTCATATTGCTGTGCTGTTTGTGCGTCTTTATACGCTTTTATCTTTCCTTCATTCTTAGCTTGGACCATGATATTATCTATAGCTTCCATGCGTTGTGCTTGGAGCTGAGATCGTTTCATATCCCACATATTTAGGTCATACTGATACCTAGCTTGTGTAGCTCTATTCTGAGCTCTAGCCTGTTCAGCTGCGGCTGCGGCAGATCTATTACCACCGACGATAGCCGCCCCTACGTTTACTGCTGTACTTATTCCTACTGCCCATGCTAATGCCACCATTAAGTCCTCCTATAATTTCTTGGTGAGTAATGTCCTTCCCACATCATTGAGTTTAAAGATACAGGGAATGGTGAATCATTAAACACTCTTAATTGGAAATTATCTGATCTTTGATGTATTGGTAAAGCTACAACTGACTGATCCGTAATAGCAATATCATTTGCTAAGTAAGTATCAGCTATAATTGTAGGATTTAAACTATACCACTCATCTAAGTATATTACAATTTTTACTTTATCGCCAGGTGCTGTATTAAATGTGATTTGTTTATCAGCAGATACAGTAAACGCTGTTGTAACAACACCATCTAATGTAACTTTTACCTGATCATCATCTACATAAGTAAAGTCTTCAGCAATCCAGTTGTATACAGTTGTTGATCCATCTCCAGTATATTCTTTCTTCCCTTGTCTTACACCTTTTGATTTGAGTTTAAAACTACATACACCAGACAAACCAAGTGAGAATTTCATTCTATTAACAGTTAAATTAGCTGTAAAGTCTGAGATCTTACCTCCATCATCTAGTCTAAAATATGTTTTAGGAAGTTCTACATCTAAATCATACTTCCATCCTACAATAACATCATCTTCAATACTAGTTAGATCTTTCCTAAGTACTTTAAAATAGGGATCTGATCCATCAGTTGTTATAACTTCAGGTGTGGTAGTAAAACCAGATTCAATGAATTGTCCTGTAGCTGTAGTACCTTTAATAATTATTACTGGTGTTAAGTCAGTAACATTAGCCCAAGGTATATATACTTTAGAGAAATCGTTAGCAGTATCATAGTCTACTTTATTATTTGCTGCGGCATTACTTGCTGCAGTATATAGATCTATACATGGGTTAATACGTTGACCATCATTATTAACAATGATAGCATCAGTAGGACTTTGGCTTAAACTAGCTTTAGATAAAGTAAATTGACTACCTTGCTTAGTAACTGCATAGAAATCATCTGAGTCAGTAGCAATTGTCTGTACAGTTCCTGGTAGCTGCCAGTTAAACCAAGCTTCAACCAAATTCTCTTTACCATCATTGTATGTTCTAAAGAAATATACATATCGAGAATCCTGATCTGAGAATGCTAAGAATCTATTCTGTGGGCTAGATATTAATGTATCTACTGTAGCTGGTACCCACTCATTAACTACTCTACCTACGTCTAAAACTTTAGGGTTATCATCTTGACCAAAGGTTTGCATACCGAAGGTACGAGTATAACTTGGCGTCTTACTGATGAAGTTAATGATACCACCACTATCAACAGGAGGTACATCTGTATCCATATCATAGTTAGATAGAACACGTATGTTAGTTGCTGTAGGCGTAAGAACACCACTAGCAGAAGTCATTAGGAACTGTTGATCCTTACTGAATAACATCAATCCCTGTGTAGTAGGTAGTACAGAGTGTAATGTAGTTGGTCTAATTGTAGATGCTTTGAGATCTACAGGATCAGAATCTGTTATTGTTTGAGCAGAGGTGAAGTAAAAGTTATAGAAGTTTTCATCCTTCTGAACTTGACCCATAGAGACGTTATCGTCTGATAGTAATCCAAGTCTGTTGTTATAGAAGAAGCCTCCATTTATCTTTTTACCTACAAAACTAGGGTGAGAGTTTGTATCATCATCTCCTACTGCTCTAGCAGTCCAACTGATTTGTCTGAATGTAAATGTATTAGCTGAGTTATAGACTAGTTCATGTGGCATTGTAGCCCCGTCTAGTCCAGTAGACTTAGAAGGATCTAATCCTTCACCCCAACTACCTGGTCCAGATGTACCATTAGTAGCTACAAATTTAGCAAAGTATGTGTCATCTGTAGATGCTGTGTTAGTAACTTTAACTAAATGATTATGGAAAGTTTGTGCTGGTAATTGTGTTCTATTATCTACTTCATCTTGAAAGATATATAGAGCGTCACCTGCTTGACCACCTTCACCACTGATAGTTATGGAGGAGTTGCTATCTGTTAGATGTAATGATTCTCTGTACTTAACTGTTGTTAATCCAGAAATACCTAAACCATCTATTGCTGTTTTTAATGCAGTTAGTATTGAACTGTAGGTACCAGCAGCATTACTAGTGTGTGTAATAGTACTACCATTGAGAGTTACCTCATATAAGTTACTGGCTGGTGAACCGCTTAATACAATAGTAGCTTTCCTATTAGCATTGAATGTTGGATCTGCTACTTTATTAGCAGTATGTAAGTTATTTATTATAATAGATTTATCTTGTACAGTTATCACTTTATAATTTGAACGTGATCCTGTTAGATAATTTACTGCATTAGTAGATGTAGATGTATCCATATTAACAGTACATACAGTACCGTCTACATTCCATATATCTATATCACCATAACCACTACCAGGTTTAGGTGTGATACAGCCTATATATTTTTCATCTTTAGTCCTAGCAATGTAGAACCATTTTGAATTATCATATGTGGTACCAGTACCTAGATTCTTAATCCATTTAAAACCAGGTCTTTTAGTAAGCCCAAAGGTAGGATCTGGATACCCATTTAGGCATTCCTTAACTTGACCTGGTAATTTTTTGTCATCAGTTTGTCTAGATACTCCACCGAGATAATCATTAACTCTTTGAGTAACTGCTGGCATTATCTTTGAAGTGCTTGGAATGGTTTATAACTATTGTAGTAGTTAGATTTGTCGTATGGGTGTCCGAATATAGTATAGTTACCTTGAGAAGTTTCATACTCTAAAGCAGTAGATCTAGCATATGCTTCTTGTTGAGATAACATATCATACTGTCTCTGATCTCCTATAATTCTTTGAGATGTAATTGTAGCAGCTCTAGCAACTATGAAGTTTTGAATTGGTTCAGGTATATCTACCCAATCAAATTCCCAAATAATATCACACTCTACTTTACTATGATCTGGCCATGTATATCTATGATGTAATCTATCATACAGTTTACCATCTCTTCTGATCCCGTCATACTGACCATTAGTACCAGTCTCAGATAACTTTATTTGTAATATATTATTTGGTATTGGTATTTCGTCATTTGTATCAGGAGTAAACTCATAGTGAGGCTCTCTGTTGAAGGTCCATCCTTCAGCTTGTATTTCTCTGTTTACCTGTAGTAACGTGTCGTATGCTATCGCAACGTCAGGGTTGGTAGTGTCTAACGTGGTTACAGGTGCCTGACCACAAGACGACAATATTTGATTTATGGCAGGTAATTCTTTAGTGGCGTTAGTGGTTGGAAAAGGCATAATTATTATTAAAGAAAAAGGGGAACCGAAGTCCCCCGTATGTGTTAGCTATTAAGCGTTAGCTGGATATGTTGCACCGAATGCAGCTGGCTTAGTTGTAGTTCCTGCGAACAGTTCTACACAAGCAGCTGGGTTAAGGAAGTCGGCTCCCATTGCGAGTCTACCGAGTATCACATCACCCTGGTAAATCACATTTATGTCACCAGAAGTTACTTGAACTTGTGGTCCCATTGCTTCTACTACACCTGCAGCTTCCTTCTGGAAGATAAGTCCGCAAGTATTAGCGAAGTCAGTAGCGTTACCATAGTTGTTGTTGATACCAGAGACAGAAGCTCTTCCATCTTCAGTAGCTACATCTACGAATGAACCAGTGTTACCTGGGTTTATTGTAGCTGGATCAGTACCTGCTGTTGGACTTGATGCTGGAGCATACTTAGTACCATACTTACTGAAGAATGGAACATTCATTGACTTATGGATCTTAATTCCTGCAATTTCAAGAATGCCTTCTCCACCTTGTAGTGCTGTACCTTGTACGTCACGGTTGATCAAGTTAGATGTTGCTACATCTTGGATAAGAGCGTAGTACTGTCTTGGGTTAAGAACAGCTACTCTTCCATCAGAACTGATTCCTTTCTCATCTAGAGCTGCTGCTGCATCATAGAATGCAGTCACGATCTTACCAGAGTTCAATGCATCATCTGCATCAGAACCAGCTCCAACTTGGATCTGTGTTCCACCTGGCTCTACGAAGTTAGCCTTCGTTACAGGGCTAGCTATTCTAGCACCCTTAGCGACAGCTCTAAAGATTAGTCTATCATACTTCTCTGCGAGTGCATAACCAATCTTCTTAGAGATCTCACCACGTAGGTCGTAGTGTGCAAGTGTCTCATCTAGCTCGTATACGAATGCACTAGAGATTAATAGGTCGTCTATAGTGATCGTCTTCTCAGCTACTGGAGGTGCTCCATCTGAGTTACCAAGTATGGACTGACCTGGTACATGGTACTCAGCAGTCGTGCGACCTGTGTAGATGAACTGTAAAGATTTACCGTTCTTTAAGGTACGCTTGGTAACAAGGTCTCTAGCGATTGTGTTACGCTGGAAGCCTTTGAACATCTCTCCAGAAAACAGCTTAAGGTAAAGGGCTCTCGAATCTCCTGTCGAGTTCGATTGACCAGGCCGAGTCAGATCGGCTAATGGTTCATTACTATTTTGATGTGCCATTTTATTGGATAAATTTAAAAGATATGTACGTTCTTCAGCTGAAAATTTTTGCGCTAATATTTAATTGTATGTGGTCTATCCCACCGTCTAGACGGCATAGGGTATCCCCGTAGGGGCCAATGCCAATTAGTCAGAGATCCGACACTGAGGTGTCTCTGACCTGTGGTAGTGTACGTGCATACTTTCTACCATGATGAAAAAGGATAGCAGCCCAAAGACCACTATCCATAATTCATTAACTTGTGAGAGCTTCTTCCAAAGATCCATATTCCTCATCATCGTCAACTCCAGGGGGTTGCTTATCGCTAGGCATCGTATCAGGATGCTCTTCTGGTTTATTATGATGATTAATTATCCCATAAGGATAGACAGAAGCGACTGCTCCTCTAGAGTTTTGATGTGACATAAGTGAATTAGAAAGAATATTTGACACCTAGTTTGGTGCCGTAAGAATTGTCAGCAGTCTCATCAGAAATGAATGAAACTTCTCCGTATACATCTAGCTTTTCATTAGCAGCTACGGAACCTCCGAGCTTACCTGAGAAATCAGTAGTACCATCTACACCGTCACCATTGACAAGTGCAGGTCCGCCTTGAACATAGTATCCAAGAGCTCCTACCTCGTTCTCATAGCCTACGTGTAGATCAGTAGTACGGGAAGTATAATCATTGCCTGTATAAGATGCGTTTGACTCGACGTTTAAGTAAACGCCAGCCATTGCAGGAGCAGAAGCGAGAGATGCCGCTAGGGCTAGTGCAATTTTTTTCATGTTAAGTTTTGTAAGTAGTTTTTGTGTACTCAACACCACGATACTTAAGTTTCTGTTGTCTTTTAAAAAGTTCCTGCTCTTTGATACGAGCTTGAAGTTCTACTACAGACATAATGATACTCCAGTACCACACCCCCGTTCCATGATGTGGTTTCATGCGTCCCTCGAAAGGATGAACGGACGTGGTATTGAGGTGGCTTCTACTGGGTCGAACCGAGCCGCCAGAGTTACCTAGAATACTCCAGGTATAATCTGTCCAGTAAATATATATGAACCGATTGCTGCAAGGAATCCAAGCATAGCAAGCTGTCCGTTGACACGCTCTGCATTCTCGAAGTAATCTTGATCAACTACTTCTACTTGTGGTTCTGTTGCGAATTTGTTGTTAGGCATTAGGGGTTAGAATAAATGTACTGGGCGGTTACGATGAACTGTTCGGGCCGCCACTACATAATTACTTTTTAGGGGGTCTCCCTTTCTTTGTACCATAGGTACCTTTTCCTTTAGGCATAGTTAATTTCTTTAGTTGTTGATGCTAAGTCTAGTGGGAAGTTGTGTGCATTTCTTTCATGCATTACTTCCATTCCAAGGTTTGCTCTGTTCAGGACATCTGCCCAAGTGGGGACAACTCTACCGCCAGAGTCAACGACTGACTGATTGAAGTTAAAGCCGTTAAGATTAAAAGCCATAGTGGAGATTCCCATACTGGTAAGCCATATGCAAACGACGGGCCAAGTAGCAAGGAAAAAATGTAAGCTGCGACTATTATTAAAACTAGCGTATTGGAAGATAAGTCTACCAAAGTAGCCATGAGCCGCAACGATATTATACGTCTCTTCCTCTTGGCCGAATTTATATCCATAGTTTTGTGATACAAGACCAGTTGTTTCCCTAACAAGTGAGGAAGTAACAAGACTTCCGTGCATAGCAGCGAAAAGAGCTCCACCGAATACCCCAGCAACACCGAGCATGTGGAACGGATGCATAAGGATATTGTGTTCTGCCTGGAATACGAACATGAAGTTAAAAGTACCAGAGATACCAAGAGGCATACCATCACTGAAACTCCCCTGACCGAATGGGTATACAAGGAAGACAGAGAATGCTGCTGCCACAGGTGCTGAGTAAGCTACACATATCCATGGTCTCATCCCTAATCTATAACTAAGTTCCCATTGTCGTCCCATGTAAGCTGAGATGCCGATGAGAAAGTGGAACACAATAAGTTGATATGGTCCTCCGTTATACAACCATTCGTCGAGGG